ATGCGCTGTATAGCAAGTATAAACCGCTGAACGCTTCTTTGCTGCCTTCTTCTTACAACCACTAAACACTGCTACCACTAAGGCAAGTACAAATAAAAATAACGCTGTTTTTAATATTGTGTATTTCATATTTCAGTTGTTTCAATTGTTGAGCCTGGTATGGTGGTTTGAAAATCGACAGCCTCCGCCTCAGTTGCAAAAACCTCAGTTTCATCACCGCCATCTAAAACCTTGTACATTATCATAATTGCAAAATTATAATTTTATTTTCGAAGTAATTCAATTTTAGTTTTAACCTCACGTTCTGAATCTTTCATTGCCTGATTTGCAAATTTACCAAACGCCGCGTCAATACCTTCAATCATTTTCATAAACTCAACAACATTCACGATGTTACAATTGTTCATAGTAAGTGATGCACCTTTAACCACCTGCAGCATACATCCAACTTGGAAGTAAGTAAAATTACTGCCATCCTTAAACAAAATATCCTTTACCTGTTCTGAGGTAAACTTCAACGAGTTCATAGAATAGTTGAATAAACATAGCTTGAAATGTGAAAGTAAATCCTCTACATTATGATCATACTCTTTTGCTTTCATTCGATTCTCGAAAGCAGTATCGAACATCATTTGCACTTCTTGCTGTTGCTGCTGTGGTGATTTTGTACCTATCATTTGCGTTTTTGTATTTTGTTTTTCTCTTCTTCAGTTTTGCGCCTTGCTTCTATTTTCTTCGCATCAACATTATTGGCGTATAAAAATTGATACAATCCCTCCAAGCTCCAATTCATTAACTCTTTCAATTCACTTGGCACCCTGTTTGCTATTGTGAATAATAAATAATTCCTTTCTTCAATGAATACTCTTACTAAGTGGTCAATGTCGGTAGTTGTGCTATTCGCTCTTCTACGGCTTTGAATACGGCTAAAATATCGTTCATTGAGATACTTTGTAAATCGTTCACTCGTTTGAATACCCATTGCAAAAAAAAATCCCTATCATTTTTCCATACCTCTTTTTTCTTCGCTTGCCATTCCGGTAAATACTCTATTGGTTCATCATCCATCATGAAAAACACACATGCCAATTCTTCATACATCACTTGACTGGCCATGAAGCCCAAACGACCTTTTAAGTTTTGACCGATAGCGATTACATCTTCTTGAAATGTCTTCAAGTCTTTAGCCTGTAATGCTCTATCAATCATCAATTGAGATATGCCTTGTAAAAATTCCTGCGATAGTCCGGCACGAATATAAAGTTCTTGAATTTCCGCAACCATAAAACGAGTATGCAATAATTCGTCAGCTTCTTGAATCAAGTAAAACTTATGCTTACCAATTACTTTAGTTGGTTCCGGTCTTCTGTTTTTTGGGTGTTGTGGCTGCATCTACTTATCGTTAAGTATGTAAGCGTTCGTATCAACTTGCACCGCGATAGTATCAACAATAGGAGCTTTGAATGATGATGCTTTCAATTCAAGTTCCTTTTCTTTTGGTAGCTCGTTACAAGCTACTGCGAATAATACCGCAATGAATAGTAATTTTTTCATAAACCAAAAGTACTACATAATTTATTTACGTAGTGAAATTATCGCTTCAAATAATCGTTGAAATATGTTAACAACATATATATGAATGTATCAACAAGGTGCATGCCGTATTCGGTATCTCCACTTGTTTTATAAATCTTGTCCTTCCCTTCCTCGGTTGTTGCTATTCTCAAATCGCTTCGCAAATCCTCAGTGGTGGCCGCATTGAATATTATGTTTGGGTGGTTCTGTAAAATTGTGTTGCAGAATACGCGCGTTTCTCTCCAATAGTTTTCACCGGCATAGTTTATTTTAGGTGTATCGATTTGCATTAAGCTAATATTAAGCGCGTGCCTGATCATAGTGTACATAGTCTCATTTGGCGAATTAAATCCTTGATTCCTTGCCCTGCCTGCTGGGTCACCCGATACCCTGAATGCTGCGAAAGGGAAATCAACAAGTATTCGCTCACATAGTTGGTTGATAGTGCAATTGCGGATTTTATATGACTTTAGGCAGTGAATGAATTTACCGGGTGAAAGCTGCCAAACTGAACATGTTGCCGGGTTGATGTTGAAGTCAAATGAGAGTATGATTTCAAAACCTGCGATTCGTTCAACCTTGCCAACGTGCCGCGATTCATCATAGGCATAGAACCAGGGGTTTTTGTTTTCGAAACTATTCCAATCACCTTCAATCATTCTAGCCTTAACATCTGGTGGCATATTATTCCATATCTCCCATTGAGATTTTGTGTTTGATGGTTCGTTAATTGGTGAAAGTGGAAAATAAATTTCATTCGAGTTTAACTTCCCTTCCTTATATCGTGTGTATATTTCTTTTTTAATCCATCCAGGATGAGGGTTGAAGGTTGCAAGCTCCAGGGGTTCTGGCTCGTTTTCTATGTGCCAACTACCTAAACGCTGCCTAACTGCATTGCGATATTCCAAACTCACTTCTTCCATCTGGTCAAAAAATACGCCATTAATTTCAAGCCCCAAAGTATCTGTAAAATCTTTGTCACGTGATTCGTTAGCGCCAATGAATAATAATCTTGAATCGTTGGGTTTGTAAGTCAAATGATAATTACCCGGTCGTTTGCTCCATTGCCAATTCTTTGAACCTTGAATTATTTTATTGATTGTTTCAATAGTGGTAGCTTCAAGAATAGTCATATCTTTTCGAATGACTGCCGATTTTGATAATGGATATTGCTTACATAGTGTAAGGAGTGCTAATGAATTAGTAAATGATTTCGCGCCCCTGATTGCGCCGCCTGACCATATTGAACGGTATGGTAATTTATTGGCCGCCGATAAAAGTATAGTATTGAATAACTCTTCCTGCGATTTTCTTCCTTCGAAAGTGATATTCATTAACCTATGTCAATTGATTGCCCGTTCGATAATCTGATTATTTGTGATGGCGTTAACTTTTCTCCACCGCTTGTAAAATCTGATTTGGTGGGGGCATTGGAACCGCGTTTTACATAAAGTGTTTTAGCTGCCTGTATAATTTCGGTTGGTGTAATATCGCGGAGGACCGGAACACCTTTTACCATTTCTTGGACTTGCATATTACCGGTTACTAATTTACAAAGGATCGCTTCAATTTCGATGTCACTAATTATAGACTCATTTAATGCTTCTTTGTAGTCGGTAGCCATTGCAGCCTGCCTTATGGCTTCCTTCTCCGCATTGCGCTCCTCTACGATTATTTTAGCCTCTCGAATCAATCGGTCAGTAGTTGCAGGATTGACTTTCGCAACCTTTCGCATTGTTTCGCAAATCTCTTTCCTAGTCATACCTTTCTCTAGTAGAAGAACCACGTCTGACAATCGTTTCGCCTTACTTGCAATTTTTGCCATAATACAAATTTACATCATTTTTTACACCTCACTAATATTTTACGCTTTCATAGATACTATTTTAGTAATCTAGTTTCTAGCAATTCTTCAGAAAAACAACCGATTATTATTTCGAAATTTACAACATCGCCATTCTTTTTTGCAGTTCATCTCTCAACTGCATCATTGGTGTTTGCTTGCTCATAATTACTTGTATTTAAGTTTACCGTTCTTCCAATATGGTTTTAGTTTCTTTGTTTATTTAATTTATTATAGACCCTACACATAGTGATGCCCATGTTTCATCTACAATATTTATTTTATATTGGCAGCCATAAGATTTACAAATCAATCCAATTTGTTTACTTTGTTCGGAGTGGAATAGTTTATTTTCTATTATTTCACCACTACCAATTAACTCCCATATTTGTCCAGCTTCAAATCCAAATACAAAATCTTTGGATTCGTTTAAAAAAGGCATTAATAATTCACTCATTATAAGTTTTTAGTTTGTGAACGGAAATAAGATATAAAACCTTTTAGGTTTAACCAATACGGTTTGTTCTTTCGATTGTAATTTCTTACTTGTTTTAGTATTAGCATTATTAATTTATTTATAAGACAATACCCAACTAATAGATTTTACAAATTCATTAAATTTCGCTTGTTGTTTTTCTGCCTCACTACGTTCAAGAGGGCAAGCATCAGAAGAACTTTGCCAAAACATTTTAAGTAAATCGCCAATGGGCTTGTCAGTAACATTTAACCCAATACTACTGTCTTTGAAATGCTCTAAATCTTTAACATACTTTTCATACCCAATAGCTTTTAAATATTCCTCGTGTTCTTCTTTTGAGTTAATGCCTTCGGGCATACATTTTTTAGGCTCAAAGTTTTGCAAAAGTTTCTCTGCTATATCAGAAAAGTAATCTGAATCAATCGCCATGAACGAATCTCCAAGTTCTCCGCAAGAACCCGCTCCATGTGCTTTGGTGGCGTGTAGCCAAAGTAAATCTGTAATTTGTTTTTTAATTTGTTCCATTTTGTTTTATTTATTTAAAAGTTAAAATTAAGTTTTTAAGCACTGGATATAATACGTTCTATACAAAGAGTCGGTTTAGTTTTCCGCATCAATTAGTACTAAGTTTAAAGTGTAATCCAAAACCAAATTTTTGAAGTATTGCGCATTCCGTTGACTGCATAGGAATATCAGTATTCACAAACTTATCGGTTACATACATTGTCTTTTTCTTTCCAGAATAGTAGGCTTGTTCACCTAAAGACTTTACATAGTTTAATATTTCTCTTTTCATATTATTTAGGCTGTGAAGTAGCCAACTTTTAGTTCTTACCTCACCTTAAAGGTGAGATATGGATGGTTTTTATGCTCCTAGTAACGAGTTATCGGTAATACTACCATAGTGCTAAAATTCGACTTTCTTCTTCTAACTGTTTACAAGCCTTATTAAAATACTCGGTATTAATTTCAAACGCATCTAAATTCATCTTCATATCCCAACACGCCAAAGCAAT